GCGGTCTTGATACCGTCGCCGGTCATGACCGCCATCACCTTCAGCACCGTCCACTCGCGGGTGTCGTACGAGATGCGCTGCGCCATCTCGTTGGCGAGCGAAAGCATCTCCTGCATCGTGCGGTTGCCGGTGATATTGGTAAATACGGAAGTCGGCGGGATTAGAACGCCGACTGCCGCGCAGACATCCTTCGTCACCGACAGTAACGTCATCAGGTCACCTTGGCTTGCGCCTCCGTCGCCATCCGCACGAGCGTCTTGCGGTTGAGCGAACCGTGTGGCGCGTGGCCGGTATTGGTCTTGATGAAATCACGCAGCATATCGAGCGTCATGTTCTCGAACGGATCGTCACTTTCACTCTGTCGCGCCTTGGCATCCTCTTCGAGGATGGCATTGCGGGCCTTGAGTGCCTCGACCTCGGCGAGCAGCGCCGCGTTTGGCACACCCTGTCGGCTCTCGGTGATGAACTCCTGAGCCTTGTTCTTGAGATCGCGGCCACCCTGACCAAGATTTTTCAGTTCCTGCCCATCGACTGATGCCAGCGCCTCCACAGTGTAGATGTTGAGGGCGCGGAGTTCGGCGCGACGGGCTTCGGTGAGAAAGGGCACATGCTGGAGCGGCGTTCCGCTCTTGGTCTGCGCCGTATGCGACTTGAACTGCTGATACTGGCGCGAAAACCTCTCTGCGTAGGTGACACGGGTCTGTTCGCCGGTCGTCGGGTCGTTCAGCCAGTGCGAGAACGCCGTCGCCGGAAATACCGAAACGCTCCTAGAGCCGGGGAAACGTATCTCCACGATCTCCATGTCGTCGTAGATCGGTCGGCCTTCCTTTGCCGACTTGTCCTCGTTCTTGATCGCGTGATGCTTGAACAGCGCGACCACTGCTTCGTCTGGGTCTTTAGCCATTTAAATTCTCCGTCTGAGGGAATGGGACTGGAGCCGCCACCGGGGATTAGGGACACCTGTTTTGGGACTGGTGACGATGGCGGCTCCAGCTTCTTCGGGGTTGCCTCCGAAGTTATGTGGCCGGGTTGCTGTCGTAGAAACGCCAGTTGAAGAGCGGGTTGACCTGCGTCAACTCACCCATCCAGCCAATGAACTGCGCGATGGCGTCCTTGTCGATGGGCATCTGGCCCTCGCCGTCGAACAGATTGTCGAAGTTTCTGTTCGGGTGATACCGCAGCCGGAAGCTGTCGGTGTTCAGCCCGAAGGTGGTGTTTGCTGGCATGTTGGAGCCAATGCCGCCGTCGAGCACGATCTCGGCGCGCTTGCCGCCACCGATATACTCGACTGAGGAGAAGCCCAGCTTGCCCAGAGAGGTCTCGTTGGTCTGCCGCTGGATGGCGACAGTCGCCGCGTCGTAGGCCGCGTAATGCTCGGGCGACATGATCAGCAGATCGGCGTAGTCCTTGCCGCGAGACTGCTTGGTCATGATGTAATTGAGCATCGGGCGGATAGTCGTTGACAACACCTGCGTGCCGATAGCTGTCGCCATCGTCTGCGCATCGTACGCCTTGGTCTGCCAGATCGCGTTAGTGCGATCGATGCCGCCATACAATCCGCTGTTGGTGACGATCGGCACCGCAGTCGCGAGGCCGGTCAACTGTTTGCCGCCGTTGGCGGTGCCGTCGGAATACAGCGCGGCGTCCATGACATCTTCCAGCGAGCGCTCGGCGGCGTCGATGTAGCTGTCGTAGACGTCCATCAACTGGGCTTCGCCTTCGTTGTTCAAAATTTCCTGCATCGAGAGGATGACAGGGACGACAACCATCTTCGGATCGAAGTAGGCGTCGTTGAACAGGTCGATGGCGGGGTTCAGCAACTGGTCGTAGCCGCTGTACCACTGCGCGACTTGCTTGGCGATCTGGAGCGTCTGGCGAATGCGCGGACCCGAATAGGTCTGCCAGAGGCCCTTACGCCGCATGACGGCGAGCAAAGCGTTGTTCGCCGATACGAGGTCTTGATATCCGCTCGATCGATCTTCGAGCGCCATCGAAAGTATCTGCTGATAAGCAGCATTAGCGTTGATGTTCGGCATCTGCCGTCCTCAGATTTAGACGCTGCCATTCACCCGCTTTATTGCGTTCGAGATGGCTTCGCGTCGGCCAATCGGTTTATCGCTTTTCCGCCGCTGCCCGTCTGAGGGGCCAGCATCTGGAGCGCCGGAAATCGACTTGTCTGATCGGGTCTGAGCCGGTGTGTTGCTGCGGGTCTGAGCCGCTCGTCCTGAAGCCGGGCGGAGCCTTTCGGCCCGCAGGTAGGCGGTTTCGAGATCGAAACCGAATTTGAGTTCCTGCTCTATTAGGTCGCCCAATTCGTCAAACCTCGGATGCGTGTCAGCGAACTGATCCACGGCTGACCGTGTCTGACCGAATACTTTCTCAGTCTGCATCGCTTGGACGTTTTGCGCAAGAGACTGAACGATCTGGTGAAGCTGACCGATCTGATGGGTCTGCGCCTGCTGCGCGTTGCCCTGCTGGATCAGCCGGTGCTGCTCCGGGTTCTGCTGGAGGATGTGGTAGGCGACGTCACGCAGGTTCAGCTTCTGGCCGTCGCTGGTCCGCAGGTTCAGGTTATTGACGATGACGTCGAGGCCTCCGACGACGTCCTGCCGCAGCTTCTGCTCCATCGAAACATAGTTGTTGAGCGCTCGCGCCAGTGTGGTGCCGTGCTGCGTCGCCATCTGGTGGAAGTGGCGTATGGTGTTCATCTCCTCGTGATCGCCACGGTACTGCCGGTATGCGCCCTCGAACTCCTTCGCCATTCGGTAGACTTCTCCGCGCACGCCTTCTGGCGCAGACGCCCACTCCTGCTTTCCGCGCTCGGAAAATCGCGGTGGCGGCTCTCTATAAGGCGCATTTTCGGGAAGCGGTGAGGAGGGCTTACGATCTGCGCCGTCTTGCGGTTGCCGGGATGGAGCACGCCCCGCCTCGGCCTGATCAGGCGCCTTCGCAAAACGGCCACCCTCCCGATACCGCTCAGGCTTCTTCGCCTCCGGCTTCTCGCCCTTCTCCTTCTCCATAGCCTCGGGCGGGTTGTTGTCGCCCATGCCACGCTTGACCGCCTTTTTCTGCTCGGGCTGCTCCTCGACGTTGGCCCGCTCGAATGCCTTCTGGATGGCCTCGCGACGGCTGGGCGGACGTCCCTTTCCGCCCTCCAGATCACCGACTGGCGCGTCTGGCGCCTGTGGGCCGACCGGCTTGGGAGCACTGGACGGGTTCTGGTCGATCACCACCTCGCTGGTGGCCGGTGCCGGAGCCGACGGCGCTGATGCCGGTGCTGGCGGTGCGATGTTGGTGTCTGACATTGTGAACTCCCTGCCGGTCTGAGCGGCTGTTGATCTAGATCAATTCCCGTTTCGTACTCTGCGGATCGCTTTCCTGATCGTGTCGCGTCGCTTATCGGCGCGGTAAAAGTCACGCGCCACCGACTGGCTGATACCGGCTTTCGCGGCGAACTCGGCGTCATGCGCCGCTATCCGCATGAACTTCTTCTGCTTAGGCGAGGTGCTTGGCACGGTGTCCTGCCTTGTAGCGTTCGAGCGCTTTCTTCAGTGTTGCTCGTCTGGCTTCTTTTTCTTTCCGGCTCGCCGTCGCGCGTTCTTTGGGCCTGAACTTCTCATTTCCGATCTCGATGAGACCGTGCGCTTTACCGACGGCTCGGAAGGTGGCCTTTGAAGTATAAAACCTTCCATCCACCTGCTCAGTCGGCTCCATAATGTCGCTAATGACATAGGGCCTTGGTAAAGCTGATCGCGCAGGCGGAATTGTTTCACGAAAGATACGCCACTTGTTTGGCTCAACTTCTATCAACTGTGGTGTAGATCTGTGTGGCATTCGACGCACAACCAGCTGACCATGAGCGGTTTCGTATAGTCTTCGTGATGCATCTGAACTTTCTTTTCGTCGCAAATCTCGCACACTTGTGGGGTCAACTTGCCTCTACGTTTGTAAACATTGGCATAGGCGCGACAAGTAGCTCTGAACCGTGCCTCTGGTGACAGCATCGAATGCTTCTTACGATGCTCGCGCTTGTAGGCATTGGTACACAAGCGGCAGTATCGCTGACCCTTACGAGCCTCAGCTTTTTTGCATCTACTGCATCGTTTCATGTGAAACCTTCTTCATGGCGGCGGAGACACGAAGGTCACCGGCAGTCCGTAGACCGCGACCTTGGTCACCGCCACACCATACTTGTTCGCCGCTTCTATCACCGGCATGCCAAGTCCCGGCTTGGTCGCCGTGACATCGACCACAGGCATGCCGCCCGCTGCTACCGTAACGACCGACATGCCCATGTCCGGCTCCTACTTCTTCGACCTCTTTTCGTCTGGCTCCTGATCCTCCGGTACCGCTCCTGATCCCGGCGGCTCGTTGATGCTCACCGGAGTGTTGGTGGTGTCCGGTGTTTTCGGCGCCTCTGTCTTTGGTTCCGGCGTCCTATGCTCTGGCTCTCTTGCCATGTCTCGCTCCTCTGGTTGTCGGCGCAGCGAACGTGAACGGCAATTCGTTGCTCATCTTGCTGCCGTTCTTGACGCTGACCTGCACGGTGTCTGGCCCATGCCAGACGTCCATGTTGATGCCGGTCGAGAGCGTTCCGTCGGCGTTGAACGTCGTCGGCTCGTCCTGCCCGGCAAACACGATAACGCTCTGGGCGAACAGGTTGCTGCCAAAGATGTACATCGTGAAGCTGGGGTCGCCCAATACCGCGCCGTCAGGCACCAGCGAAGCGATGATTGGCTCGGGGATCGCGTCCGGCGGCAGTTCGTCCACCGAAGGCGGCTCGTTGATGGAAGCTGGGAGGACCATCGTCGTCCTGCCCGGCCCCAATGGCTCATTGATGCTTTTGATGCTCATGTGAACGCCCAGTTCGTTGCCGCAGTGGAATAGGAGCCAGTCGTCACGATAACCGGCAAATTGCCGCTGCCGACCTTTCTCGGCGCATTCAGCACCTTGAGTTGCGTGGCGCTGTTGAACTGCGTCGCCTGCGGGACGCCGTTGACACTGACCACGGACTGCGGCGTGAAGCCGGTGCCGTTGACCGTGAGCGGGCCTGAACCGCCGACACCTACCTGCGTTGCCGGTACGAGGCCGGTAATGGTGGCATTTACCGCAGGTGTCCCTGCCGAAGCGTGACTGCCATTCGGCGTGGCAGTGAAGTTGCCCATGACGGTAACTGACGTAGCGCCGGGGTCGGTATCGATCACCACAGTGCCGGTCGCTTCAGCGGCAGGGCCTGAGACCGGTGTGGCGATCGCGGTCGGTGCAACCGGGACGCCAGCACCAATTTGTGCGAGACCGTCGGCGGACGGTGCAGAACCGGGACTGACGCATGAGATGTTGGTTGGCGGCGTAGGATTGGCGACGGTGACGGTAGCTTCACTCTGGGCCATGATGCCCTCCTTTGGTTACTTCCATCCGAAGCGATCGAGAACGTATTTGTTGAACGCAGCCAGTTCGCCCATCTGGCCTACGTTTTCCTGATAGCGTGATACATCATCGACCCATCGCGGTGTAGCGACTTGTGCGTGCGGTACGCCGGAAGGCGGCATGTACATCTTTCGCGCCCAGAACGCCGGGTCTTGCGTGCGGTCGAAGTTCTTCACGATGTCTGGAAAGATCACTTCCTGCCGCAGAGGAGCGCCAAGGCTGACAGGGTTCTCACCAATGAGATGTCGCGGAAAGTCTGGATGCGTGCCGCGTTCGGCGCCGCCGGTCATGCGAGCCATCGACAGGCCTGACGAGCCTGCCGGAGCGTAGAGCAGTTCCGGGTCGGTAATTGCCTTGCGGACGGCGACGACGTCCGGCACGTTCTTGATATCGCCCTCGCTCTGCTCGACAGCGGTAATGAACGCCTTGCGATACGGGTCGGACTGCGACGCGAGATGCTGTTCGAGGTGATCTGACTTGACGCCGGGGAACTCCGGTCGCTGCTCGCCCTTCGCCTGTGGCACCTTGCTAAGCCGGTCCTCGATGGCGCTGTCGAGCGCAGCAACCTCTTTCCTCGACATCCCGGCGTTCGGCATCATGCGGGCCAGCGCCGACCACGTCTGATGCGAGAAATCGCCGGATTGCGCCCCCATCTTCATGTGCGTGCCAATGATCTGGTCGGTGTCAAACTTCTCCTGCAACTGCTTGATGCGATTAGCATACGCTGTCGCCATGCCAGCGTCGTTGGCGTAGCCGCCGGTCTCGCGGATATAGCCGTGGCCTCCCCAAGTGTTGAGCGGGTACGTCAGCGGTATCTTGTCGATACTGGTGATGGTCATCCCGGCGCTGGTCGGATCACCGACCAGCGGTGTGATGACACTGCCTTCCATCTTTTCCGGCTTGATGATGTCCGCCGCCGGGCGCTCGCCCGTCATCTCGATCGGAATGTCCTCCAGCGGGCGGGTCAGCTTGCGGTTGGCGATGCGATGCCATGAAAGCGGGTCAGGCTTCGACAGATCGTAAACGCTGGTGGCGGAGATCAGCTTCTTCCACGGCGCCGCCTTGGCCTCGCTGGGATCGAGCGCGGCGGCTCCGCCGTAGATCGCCGCCCGCACCGGCACCGACGCCACGCGCAACGGACCTGACGCCAGCAGGGCGTAGTCGAGCGGCGTCTGCGGCGCCACCAATTCGGCGAGGGCGCCCATCTTGTTGCTCTCGGGATCACGCGCCAGAGCGTTACGGTAGCGTGACTGCGTCTGGTAGGCGGCAGCATCAGCGGCATCGATGCTGCTCTGCTGCTCAAGGTTCGAGCCGGTGACCGGCGGCGGCTCGTAAGGCCACTTCGCCAACCGTGTCGGCTCCGGCTTCCACGGCGCTGCATCACCCGGCGACGGCAGCGCCTGCTGCGGCCACGCCGCATCTTCCGGCGGTGGCTGCATGCGGCGCTCGTCAAGATAGTCGCCAGCCATCTCGGCCAGCCCGCCCATCATTGAGTAGGCGTCACGCGGCATTACTGGGCGGCTCCATACTGGTCTTGCGCGGCAACTGCGCCTATCGCCGGGACGCCGACAGTCGCTGCGAACCCGGCGAGCAGGTCATTGACGTTTGTCTTGTCAGGGTCGAACTGCGCGAAGCGTGACCGATACTGCTCCGGCGGCGCCAGATATTCCTCGTAGCCGCCGCCGTACTTCACGACCACGCCATCGTGCCCCTTGTCGTACTTGTCCTGCAACCAAGCGTCGCGATCGAACAGGTTCTTCTGCGCGATCTTGGCCTTCTCGTCGCCGGTGATCGTGTAGGGGTTCTCTATCTTCACTCTCAGCGGCATCACGTTGGGCGACGGGTCGAGTTCTTTCGCCGCCTTGAACGTCGAGTAGTCGTTCGCCAGTCGCGGCGCGTTGGTCGAATAGATCGCGTTGCCGCCAAGGAAGCCGGTGTCGTAACGGCTCGGGTGCCCAACAACAAAACTTCGCCCAGCGATCGGCACGCCCTCGCCGCGATACGCCTCGCGGGTAAATCCCTGCGCGACAGCGCGAGCGATGCGGTCACGCCACGACATTAAAACCCTCCGCGATACCCAAGCATCACGCGCCAGTCATAAGGGTCGAGCGCGGTACGCGACCTGTCGAACAGCTTGCCTGACATCGACGGCGACCCGGCCTGTGCATCGAGCGAGAACGGCGACGGCTGCGGCTCGTCCTCGGCCAGATGCGGCGGCGCCAAGTCCTCCAACCGGCTCGGGTTCGGCACGGCGTAGCGGTCCTGCGCCGCTGTCTCGCCCATGAGCCACGGCTCCGCCAGCTTCTCGATGTCTTTTTTCTTCACGGTATCAGCCCTCCGCCACCTCCGCCCTTCGGCTGCGTCAGCTTGAACTGCTGCTGGGCGCGGCGATCGGCTGCGGCGGCTTGCCGGTCTGCCGCCTTGGCGTTGACCTCCGCAATCTTGGCGCT